TAAATTCTCTTCCGCTATTTCCTCTGGACTCCTTGCTTTAAAAATAGAAAAAGATGTACATAACCAGATCAATCTATCCGACCCGGAAATAACATCTTCAGATTCTCTTGTGATACCGTCTCTATTTAATTGTACAAATGCCAAACATGGTACATCATGTTCTACGCAGAAGTTGTGTAATTGTGTGATTTGGAAGCCGAGTGCTTGAAATTCCGCAACATTGTTATTTATACTCTCGGAGGTCATTAATTTTAGGTAGTCATAAATTATCAGACAGTCGTTCATCCTACCTTCGTCATTGTAGCCCACATGTTTGAACAACCATCTTCTAGCAATACCTAATATCTCATCAAATGATTTTCCCGCAACACTAATATAATGGTAGGGTATTTCTTTTACTTTTTCGGCAGCTTCTTCAACATCATCAACAAGTTGTTTTTCTCTATTAAATTTACTGCTTGATATGTCATTGATAGCAACCCCAGAGATATTAGCCAGAAGTCTGTTCCAGTGATCTTCTTGACTCATTTCTGTGTCCAGAATCAATACTGGCGTTCCGCGATCAGCAATACTTAATGCCACATTATCTGCTAGTGTAGACTTCCCGCATTTTGCTCTTGCGCCAATTAAATCTACAGCACCGCGACGAAACCCACCACCAATCGCCCTGTCATAAATTGGGAACCCACTACTGACTCCAGGGTCCGTTTCCTCATTTGCTTTTAAAAGGTCAAGGTACTCATCTAGATCTTTACCAATCAACTTGGTAGTGCTATTGTCTTCACGAATATACTTAAGGCAAGCATTTTGTATTTGTGTTTCTGGTATTGAAACAATTTCGGTTACCGTCTCATCACCATCTACTTCTGACAATGATGTATAGATTACTCTTAATTCATTTTGTAAATCTCTAGTTAATTGTAGTTTGCGTATTTTCTGCGCATGTTGCCTGATATTCTCGACATGCACATCATAATTCATCAAGTGTTTAATGTGGTTTAAGACATCTTTCTTCTCAACGTACTCAGACAGATTAAGCTGTTGAGCCGCCGATAAGATTGATGTTAAATCTACATTTTGCGATGTTTCAAAGATTTTAAAAAGACATTTGTATATAACCTTGTTTTCATCAATTGTAAAGGTCTCTTCTTCTATAAGACCTGTAACATCTAAAAAAGCATCATAACCATACCGTATCATCCCAGACAATACGGCTTTCTCCGAAGCAACGTTATTGACTGACGGGACATTTCTGTCCGAGCTTGATGAAGTCACAGAAATATGGTTCCTTTTTGAACTGCGGATCAACTTCTATATTTTTTTGGCAATCTTGACAAAATACTTTTACATTTTTATGGGCTTTTCTTTTTCTCTGTACTGGCTTGACATTGTCATTTATTAGGTCATAACCATCTTCTTCGTCGGCGTCAAGACCGGGATCAAATTTATTTACAAATTCTTTTTTTTTAGCATTTGTTTTATCTTTATCCATCGTGAAATCCATCTCTAGGATTTCCACATTTTCTGGTTCAGGAGTGTATGTCTCTATTGGTATTGAAACTTTAACTCCAATTGGCGCTAATTCTCTTGTAACTAGGGGGCGAAAAGTCTCTGACTTGGACGGAAAACTAATTTCCTCACCAGTGAGTAATGAGTAACCTTCTTCAATAAGTGCAGTGTTGCCAGTCTCAATACCTTCTTTTAGTTTTTGTAGGCTTTGTAGTAATTTCATTTTGTTCTCCCTACATTATTTAGTGTGTCCGACATCTTCTTTAAGGGTTCAATAAGGTCGTCATATAGCATTAATACGCTTTGCATTTTTCTCATTAATTCTCTTAACTTAAAAGCCATGTCATTCTTCTCACAAATCATTTGTTCTTTTGCTTCATATTTTGTATAGTCGGGGAACGTCATGGATGGAAGATAGTGATTAATTGCGTCTTTATATGCGGCCTCTATTTGAAAAAGTATTATCTTATTTCTATTTTTTTGATTTGTTATTTTGCTAATATAAGCCTGTATTAAATAAGCATTATGATAAATATCTTCGGAAGACATTTCCGCCATAGCCCCTCTGTCAATATTTAACGACTCACAAACTGCTGGATCTAATTTTACCAGACCTAAGTTTCCGCCAATCTCATATTGACCAATAAATGCCTCAATGTCTTCAATAAGCTTTTTTTCTTCTTCGTTTACATTAAATCTATGATCAAGTTTTTCCATTGTTCTTCTTTATTGTAAGGTAGTATGATTATGGTGAAATCGTTTAACCCGCACCACTCTATTTTCTTCCTGTCTCTTTTTCGAGACTTCGCATAATTAGCTTTTGTTTTATGGAAGTATTGGCAGTATTCATAATGCTGCTTACCATGTACTTCTACGAGAATATCTTTATTTGGAATAAGAAAGTCTGCGTATAGCAGACCTGTAGAAATGGTTTTCGAGCCGGGGAGAGTTACTTCTTCGTATATCTTCTCGTAAGGAAATAACTCAGAAAGTAACTCTCTAGCCCGTAAATGATGGGATGATTTATTATCTCGTTTAGAGTTCCCTCTGGCCCTTTTAAAGGTCAGAACATGTTCCATCCCATCAAAGCCTATTACTTTCATGTAATATATTCTTGTAACTCAGTTTCAAGATTTTTCATCGCGTCTACATTATTTTCAAGAAAATCATAGAGTTTGTTTACACCCTGAAACTTATACTTCTTTTCTTCATACTCTTTGTCGTATTTAGACATGAATGGTAGAGAATACCATGCGCCAGCCTTTTCGACGACATCAAAAGAGTCTGCCAACTCGATAATTTCCTGAACTCCATCAAGCCCTTTACCGTAACGGAAATAGCTAGTTGCCTGTGTTCCACTAGCGCCTAGTGATGAAGTTCCAATATCCCATAGAATGATCTGCCCAACCTTTTGGCCGTCTACCATCCAGGGTTCACTTTTCTTAACAGTGATCATAGTATCAGCCTGATACTGAACTTTTATACCACCATCAGCGACGTTCTTTTTACCCCAACCACTAGTATTGGCAATTAAATGTCCAATTAAGATAATAATGGTTTTAGTTTTAGGTATAACCTGTCCCATCCTCTTAGTAAAGTCCGAAAGGATTTTCGGTAGTCCAGGCCGCCGTTCACCGTCCACCATTGTTCCCAGATCTCTAGATGGGATAAGGCTGGACATAGAGTCTACAATTACTATAGCTTCTTCATATTCTTTCTGCTGAATTAAATTTTCAAGAATACTCAAAAACTCTTCAGCACTTAGTATCTTGTCGTCAGGAGACCTGACGATCTTCATGGAATCCAGATCGAGACCGTTTATACCGTCTAGATTGTGACCTTTTAATCTACCTTCAGCGTCTAGATAAATTACTTTTCGTCCTTCTTTTTGAGCGTTTGCTGCTAATTGCAACATAGAACTCGTTTTACCAGTTTTAGGCAAACCAGTAACCGTCACCCAAGAACCCTCTTGCACACCACCATTAAGAGCAAAGTCTAATGCTGGACTAATTTTTAACGTCTTTAAATTCTTTTTCTCTTCATAGACTTCTCTGCCACTCACTATACACTTACCGATGTTTTTAACTAACTTCTTGAGTTCAGCCTGTTTCTTTTCTTTTTCTGACATAATTCTTTTCTACTCTAATTCTGAAAATAAATTCTTTTTGCCTAATGGCCTTCTACTTTTCCTAACACTCTCATTTGATTTTTCAATAATAGTGTTATCAACTTCCTTCTGATATTTCTCAATAATTGGTATGAGCTTCTTGTTGCGAAATGATAATATATATTTAGCATCTTTAGAATCAATAGCCTTCGATATTGCCAGCATAGAGTATTTTTGGAGCAATTTATTCGCAGCTACTATTTGACCTGTGTACGAGCCTTTGTACTTAGGTAGATTCCAAAATTTATCGGGTATTTTACCTTCATTACTAACATTTGCTCTTTTTTGAAATATTTTTTCACAAAGACGATTACCGTCAGTTATTTTTGCTTCTTCATTTTCAGAAAAAGCATCAAACTGACTATCGTATTTTTTTGACGGCATTGTTATAGTACTTACTTTTCAAACCTGCACCACGAGACGCATCACCCTGTTGTGAAGCAGCCTCCGTCATAACAACCACACCTCGCCCCTCTTTTTTGATCATAAAATCATCTGTTGTCGTGGGCTTCTTTTCTTTATCGTCATCTTTTTTACTATCTCTTTTTACTTTCTTTTGATATCGATCTATTACCGCTTCTGGTATACCAAGTTCTATCGCTAAATTTTTCGCGTCTGAGTCTATATGGTGGTCTATATAGAACTTTTCTAATTTACTCATCCTATGCCGAGTGTTTGCTTTTTTCTTAACCATATTGTTTTCTCCTAGCGATAGTCAAAAATCTTTGTTCTCTAGTCTTCAGGTATTTCAAATAAGAGTTGAAAGATTCTTCGGTAACTTTTTTAAAAGACATTTCTCTTACTTTTCTTCTGGAACAATCCTCTCCCCACGGATCAATTATTATATTCATCTTACAGAGAAGATGGTGGCTAATTGCGTTGATCTGATCTGAGACCTTTTCTATCTTCTTAGCGAAACACTGTTCATTTTCTACGCACTCTTTACCTTGATCATTGTAGAAAACTTCATCATACTTCATTGGTCTATAGAACTCATCCATTGTCAACATACCTTTCTTTTTGTGTTTCGTTCATTTTTCCTATTCGTT